GTGCCGACGTGGCGAAAGAGCGGGTGCGTGTGCTTGACGAGAACATGCAAAGGAATCGGACATGACACCAAAAAAGGGAACCAGTTCCCAGAAACCAAGCAAGACTGGGAAAACAGTCCCATCGAAGGATACAGTAAAGCCACGCATTGTTAAAAAGCGTGATGGCAACTACCCCGTTAAACTCTACTAGGAATAAACCATGGCTACCTCTCCTAAAAAGCTCAGTAAAGAAGAGCTAGATCAAATCAAGCTAACGGCTGAGCGCGCACGTGAGCGTGACGCCAAGAAAAAGAAGGAAGAAGCTGCGCGTCGTAGGGAAGAGCTAGATACCGCGGCCAAGACAACGAAAAGAAAGCCTCCGGTTGACGGTGGCATTAGTGACCTGCCACTTGAAGAACAGCTAGAAGCCATTAAGATGGAAAAGATGATGCGACAAGGCGAAGCACAGTCACGTGACCTAAGCGGCAAGCGTCCGCAAGGACTGAAGAATGGTGGCATGGTGACCACGTGCCGTGGGCAAGGACGCGTGATGAAGAAGCGCCAGACCAGAATGACCTAAAGATTTTGTTTTAAGCCTTCAGACGGGGCATTACCGTCTGCTACTTCATGGGGTTTACCATGCTAGAGTTTGCAGAAACCGTACTAAAAGAGATCCGAGAGCTTCGTGCCGATGCTGAAGCGATTGTGCTGAATGGAACGATTGCCGATATGGAACGGTATCGTTTTATGATGGGTCGTCTTGAAGGTTTAAAAATGACAGAAGCGACAGTCAGGCAACTGATTAAAAACGCTGAAAAAGATTTTTAACCAGAGAGAGGAGTAAGACTCATGGAGAGTCCAGAGAGTGGAAAAGCCCTGACTGCGCTTGAGCGCAAGTGGCAAGAGGAGCAGGCGAACAAGGAACCTTCCTTACAGTCTGCCTATGATGCTGAAGGCAAGTTTGATCCGGCAGGTTTGGATGAAGCTGTGCGTGACCGCATTCCTACGCCTACGGGTTGGAGAATTGCCATTTTGCCGTACCGAGGTACAGAAAAAACCAAAGGCGGCATCATCCTTGCAGAAGAAACTCAAAAACGTACGCAGTTAGGTACGACATGCGGGTATGTTTTGAAGGTTGGCGATCTTGCATACAAAGACGAGAGTAAGTTTCCCGACGGTCCTTGGTGCAAGGCAGGTGATTGGATTCTTTTTGGCCGCTATGCCGGCGCACGAATCACGATAGATGGCGGAGAAATCCGTTTGTTGAATGATGACGAAGTCTTGGGGATTGTTAATAATCCTGAAGACGTTCTTCACATAGCTTAAGGAGCTTAGTATGAGTAATATTCCAAGCACAGAGGGCGAAGAGCTTGAGTATGAGGTGGGAGCGGAAGAGCAAGAGGCGACCATTGAGATTTCAGAGGACGGCACCAGTACCGTTGCTGAGCAACCACAACCCGAGGCACAGGAAGCTGAGCTAGAAGAGTACAGCGACCGTGTCAAGAAGCGCATTGACAAGCTAACGGCTCGATTGCGTGAGACACAGCGCCGAGAAGAGGCTGCCATTGCCTATGCACGTAACGTGCAACAGAAGGCGTCACAGCTTGAGGAACGGGTCAAGTACACCGACCAAGAGCGCATCAAGGCAACAAGCACAAACTTAGACACCCAAGTTGCTGCCTTAAAGCAAATCATCCGCAAAGCCCGTGAAGAAGGGGACTTTGACACGGAGACGGAGGCGCAAGAACGATTGACCTCGGCGATGTACGACAAGCGTCGTATGGCTGAAATGCGTCCTGCGCAAACGCAACAGGTCTATCAACAGCCTGTCCAACAACAGCAAGCCTATCAGCAGCCTGTGCAACAGTCCCGTTCACGCCCTGATCCTAAGGCAGAAGATTGGGCAGATCGTAATGAGTGGTTTGGCAAAGATGTGGCCATGACACACGCCGCACAAGGCATTCATATACAATTAGTACGTGAAGAACAATTTGACCCCACGTCAGATGAGTATTATGATGAATTAGATCGCAGAATGCAGTCGAATTTTCCACACAAGTTTTCTGCGCAAAACGGCAGAGCCCGCCGACCCGTGCAAACGGTTGCTCCTGCTTCCAGGTCTTCTGGAGTAAATAGTGCACGCCGCAGCGTAAAGCTCACCCCGAGCCAAGTTGCTATTGCAAAAAAATTGGGTGTTCCGCTTGAGGAATACGCCAAATATGTGAAGGAGTAGTCATGAGCGACCAAACAATGCCAAAGCTTAACCCCCGTAGCTCACGTGAGACTGATACACGTGAGAAAACTGCGCGTCGCAAACCATGGGCACCCCCTTCACGATTGGATGCGCCCGCACCGCCTCCAGGCTACAAACACCGTTGGATTCGTTCAGAGGTGGCAGGTCAGGAAGATCGTATCAATGTCGCAGGTAAACTGCGCGAAGGCTACGAACTTGTTCGTTCAGAAGAGTATCCTGAGTTTGCTTCTCCGTCCGTTGATGATGGCCGACATGCCGGTGTACTCGGCGTGGGAGGCCTCTTGCTAGCGCGTGTGCCAGAGGAGACTGTGCAAGAGCGAAATGCGTATTATGCATCACGCACCCATGACCAACTTCAATCTGTGGATAATGAGCTGCTGAAGTCGAACGCACATTCGAGCATGCGAATTAATAATCCACAAAGGCAAACCAAAATCTCGTTTCGTGACCCCAAGTCCGAATCGTAACCCTTTAAAGGAATGACAAATGGCTAACATCGACAAAGCCTTTGGTCTGCGTCCGCAAGGTAACTTATCTGCTACTGGTGGTCAGAAGCAGTTTAGCTACGAAATTGCAGACAACCAGGCTGGAGCAATTTTCCAAGGTGACCTCGTCACCGTTTATGATGGTTTCCTCGTACAGTTCAACCCCGCTACACACACCGCAGCTGTTGGCGTGTTTAACGGCTGCAACTACGTGGACCCCACCACAGGCAAGCCTACTTTCAGCAACTACTACCCTGGCTCAGTTAATATCACCCAAGGTGTAATCAGCGCTGAAGTGTTGGATGACCCTAACCAGTTGTTTACTATCCAAGCTGACGAAGACATCGTTCAAGCCGACATTGGCAAGAATGCTGACGTGGTTGTCGGTACGGGTAATTCCACCACTGGTGTTTCAGCAATGGAACTCGACTCATCCACCGTGGCTAACACTGCCGCATTGAACCTCAAGATTGTTGGCTTCTATCCGTTGCCAGGCAATGCGACAGGAACCAATGCAGTGGTTGTGGTTAAGATTAACGAACACCTGTACGGTAGTGCTGGTGTTGCCGGACAAGGAGCCTAATCATGGCTATTTCACGTTCCCAGTTAGTTAAAGAACTCGAGCCAGGTCTCAATGCCTTGTTTGGCCTAGAGTACAAAGGCTATGACAACCAGCATGCCGAGATCTATGACACAGAGTCTTCAGACCGTGCGTTTGAAGAGGAAGTCATGCTCTCAGGCTTTGGCGAAGCACCTGTTAAGGGTGAAGGCGCTGGCGTTGCTTATGACAATGCTCAGGAAGTCTATACGGCTCGTTACACACACGAGACCATCGCTTTGGCCTTCTCGTTGACCGAGGAAGCAGTTGAGGACAATCTTTACGATCGTCTCTCAGCTCGCTACACAAAGGCCTTGGCTCGTTCCATGGCAACCACCAAGCAGATCAAGGCAGCCGCTGTTCTTAACGGCGCTTTCACCACCTCTATTGGTGGTGACGGCAAGCCTCTGTGCGCAACTGACCACCCAACCTTGGGCGGCCCAGACCTGCGTAATGAGTTGTCAGTGGCTGCTGACTTGAGCGAAACTGCTCTTGAGCAGGCGTTGATTGACATTGCTGCATTCACTGATGAGCGTGGCTTGAAGATCAGCATCCAAGGCTTGAAGTTGATTATCCCTAAGGAACTTCAGTTCACCGCTGACCGTATCCTTAAGTCCACACTGCGTGTTGGCACTGCGGATAATGACATCAACGCTATCCGCAACATGGGGATGATTCCTCAGGGCTACACAGTCAACAATTACTTGACTGATCCTGATGCCTTCTTCATCAAAACGGATGCACCTAATGGCATGAAAATGTTCCAGCGGGTAGGTATCAAGACTGGTTTTGAAGGGGATTTTGATACCGGCAATGTTCGCTACAAGGCACGCGAAAGATATAGTTTTGGATTTTCTGATGCCCGTGGTATCTTCGGCTCACCAGGCGCCTAAGTACTCGAAAAAGAGTTTGGTTTAACTCTTTAAAAGCCCCTAGCCCAAAAGGTTAGGGGCTTTTGTCATTAAATTCTTGACTCGTAGCCGTTAACAGGCAAAAATAGGGCATGACTGGGAACCTCCTAGTCCTATAGACTGACCCAGCAGACGATGCAGAGACTATAGGACGAAGTACTGCATATACAAAGGAATTATCATGAGTTCAACCACATTTTCAGGTCCAGTAACCTCTACAAACGGTTTTGTCGGCGCTGTCATTGCAACAGGCGTTGTCTCTGGTGAACTTGCTGTTACTGGCGATTCAGATCTGCTCGGCACTGCCAACGTCATCATTATCCCTACATTAGACCCCGGTGTTGCAGGCGCTATTTGGAATAACGCTGGTACGCTTTCTGTTTCAGCAGGCTAATTAACTCCACCCACGTCTGTGGGTTTTACTTTTTAGGAGTTAACAATGAGCGCAAGCAATATTCAGACAGTTACAAAGACCGCTGACGCGGCGGCTATTTCTGGTCGCACGCGCGTGCGCGGCATTTATTACACATGCTCAGCCACTGCTTCTTCGTTTACGCTAAAGAATGGCGCAACGGGTGCTGCTGCCGCATTGGTGACAGTGAACACGCCTGCTTCGGCGAGCGCCAATGATATCCAAGTCCCAGACGAAGGGATCTTGTTTAATTCGGGCGTGTTTATTGACGTGGCGGATGCCAACGTAACTAGCGT